TCAACTGCAATTATTGTTGCTACAATTTGTTCTCCATATGGTAGACCCCATATGTTTGCAAGTACTCCATATAAAGTACCTATTGCAGGTAGCCATACGAGTGCAATTTCTTTTAAAGTGTCATACACTTTATCTGACATACAATTGTCCTCCTTAAATTTATTTATTTATTTGGTTAATTTCCCTTCACATAAATCAATCCTTAATAGGTAGCTTATCAACTTCTTCGAAATATTTTTTAGCAAGATGATTACCTCCTGCTTCTCTATATGGGATGTAGAGTTGCAGAATGCTATCATACTCATCTTGAGTCACATATTGCTTTTCAATCGCTTTACTGCATAAGCAGCATATGTGATTATGAGCTAAAGCTAAAAGCAATTCTTTTTCGTTGGAAGGTTTACGGCTTTCAACTATGGTAGTAATTATGAATTGGACAAGACTAGAGAGTCCAGTGCTTCCTATGCAGGCTAAAATGACAGTTGTAGCCATAATATACCTCCTCCTTATGAATACTGTGCTAGAGAGACCTTCATACTTTCGCTGCTGTATGTATCTTTAGCAGAGTTGTACATGACAGTATATGACCAAGTAGCGTCCACATACTTATTTCCATCAGCTGAATCGAAGTAGTGGAAGCGACATTTTCCAGTCATTGTATATATCTTATTGGTGCTCCACTTAGATATGGTAACTTTTGTTGGGTCCACTTCCATCATACTATTATATTTTTTACCAACTTTACCATAGGAGCTATCATCAGCATAATCAGTGATGAGTCTAACATCTACATACTTACTTAAGGCTTCATAATGTGTTTTACTCATATCACAAATAAGTCTGAGGTTATCTAGCCACTTTTTGTCAGAAGTAGCGTCTCCAGAATAAGGTAGATTTTTTGCTAGCGTCGCTTGCAATGCAGTACCATCAATGTTTTTAACCGGAATAGAAGTGACTGCGTCAAATTCTATAGGATATATAGGAGTATTGCCTGTAGGAGTAGCCCAAGTTCCATCACCTTTGAGGAACTTGTCTACATCCGCGCTAAGTGGCTGAGGTACTAAGCCTATTTCACCATCGCTTGAGCTGGTAGCACCACGCATACTCTCAATATTAGCCGTACCATTTCCATCAATTATACTATCACCTTGTACCTGGACGTCTTTTACCGCTGCTTGTAGACCATTGGTACTGTCAAAGCCTAATCCTGACTCTGTGGCAAGTTTGACACTTAAAGTATGCTTATCACTAGATAAGCCATATCCAGGTGTGACTGGAATGACGCTCTGTATCATACCACTTACTTTAGTGACGTCTTTGCTAGATCTAAATTCATTATTATAAGCTATATTGATTAGGAATCTGTAAAACTTAGCTTTAAATGCGAATGTCAGGTCAATACTTTCAGAAAGTTCCACTGCTTCTTCCGGTTTTGAATAAATACAGTCAATAAGTGGTACTCTATCTAAATAAATGTTCATAGGTGATGATGAGTCATTATGAACCATTATACCTATCGCTAATTTAGCTACATTATATCTATCATTGGCAAGTTCCATTACGCTTATTGGGTCAATCCAAAAATTAGTTTTAAACTGATCAAGTGAAGACGATCCAGTGTAAGAGAAGGTTTGTTCGATTCCGCTAGCGCTATCCTCTCTAAGGACAATGTATTGTGGCGCACCTAAAGAGATTATTCCATCATCATTGATGTCTATACATTCACCTTCAGCTATACCATTTTGTAATCCTGTGCTTGTAAAAAGTAGTCCTCTATTCACGGTTACTGTATCATCGGAAGCATGCTGTATGACTATTCTATACATCTGGTTTGTTGCACTGACGTTAAATCCATACAAAAATTGCAAAGTTATCATATTTGAAGTGATGAGTACATAATCGCAAGTAATTTCTTCATCTCCAGGCCCATCTGAATATAAGTGAAAATTATTTCTCGTCAAATGATCGCGCATAGCATATATTTCAGCGAATGTGTGCGTTTTTGAGGTTAGTTTATTATCATAATACCATGTACCTTTATAAATTATCGGCGTCGTCGCCTCTACAAATGCGTCGTACTTAGCAGAAGCTTGGTCACTATAATACTTAGAATTATTAGTATCAGTACCGCTTCCAGTACCACTAGGACCTACTGCCCAATTCTTTGCAGCAGCTTCAGCCTTTGCAGCTTGACCAGCAGAAAATGTCGCACGTTGTTCAAATGTTAGGGCTTGATTAGCAGAAAGTGCTGCGTTCTTTTCTGACTCTGCGGCTTGACTAGCAGAAAGTGCTGCGTTCTTTTCTGACTCTGCAGCTTGACTAGCAGAAAGTGCTGCATTCTTTTCTGACTCTGCGGCTTGACTAGCAGAAAGTGCTGCTTTCTGTTCTGACTTTGTGGCGATACCAGCAGAAAGTGTTGCATTCTTTTCTGACTCTGCTGCTTGGCTAGCAGAAAGTGCTGCATTCTTCTCTGACTCTGCGGCATTCTTTTCTGACTCTGCTGCATTCTTCTCTGACTCTGCCGCATTCTTTTCTGACTTTGCGGCTTGACCAGCAGAAAATGTCGCACGCTGTTCAAACGTTAAGGCTTGATTAGCAGACGCTGCTGCATTCTTTTCTGACTCTGCGGCTTTACTAGCTGACTCTGCGGCTTTAGAGGCTGATTGACGTGAATCTATAACAGCTATGCCTAGCTCATGACGAATTTGGTCAAGTGACTGTAAGGTACTTTCAGAATCAGGACCACCTGTAGGACTTTCTTCTACCTGTAATACGAAATTAGCACTACCTACTTGACGAGGTTCTGCATTTTCTTCTTCTGTACTTTTTGCATATATCACTAATTCACAAAGTACTTCACCTGCTACTGCAGTCATCTGCTTATTGAAATATGCCCATACCTTGCTGCTGTCGTAATCGAACTCACACTCATAGGAAAAAATGTTACCGTCAGGCTTCTTTCCATTTAGCACCATTGACAATTCTTCATGGGAAATTGACGGATGATGTAAATAGTACTCAGTACCGTTAGCATACAAATTTATTGTAAGTAGTCTTAAATCGTCTGTCTGAGAAGCATTTACCACCGGCATTACGGCACCAGGTGTCATATCAAGGTCAATAGATGTCTCTACAATTGAACTTGTTGAACTCATGATTGTTCTCCTCCTTTCTCTTTCTGAAACTTAGTTATATCTTCTTCCAACTGTCTAACGGCTAAATTATTTAGCTGTGAAGTGACATCCATTAGTATGTACTTCAATACCTCAGCTGGAAGTTCGGCGTTATTTATTATGTCTATAAGTGAAGTTTTAAATTCATTTATAGCAATTGTTATTGGTTTTTCCATTATTTTGCCTCCAATTCCTCAATTCTCTTTTCCTGTAGCTGTACCATTTTAGTCAGATATGGAATTATTTGTATATAGTCAAGTGAAGGTAGCTCTTCGTCTTTTTTGACTATTTCAGGTATCACTTCTTGTACTTCTTCAGCAATAAAGCCTCGCATGTTTGTTCCTTGCGCTTTATTTTTAAAGTCATATGTGACTGGTTTAAGATTAAGCACTTTTCTAGCTTCATCTTCAGTTAAATCCTTAATATTATCTTTAGTTTTTCTAGAAGAAGTTTGTGTAAGTGATACACAACGTACATTACCATCTGCTCCGCTTAAATTGATTGTAGTAGTATGGCTAAGATCTTTAAGATATACTACACCAGCTCCGCTAGTACCTCCATCAGGAGTTGCTGTAAGCATAGAACCGATAAATGCTGCCTCAGTACCGCTAGGATCATAGCATCTCAAAGCTCCGCCATATCCAGTAGTATCAATTTCTGCACTAAGAGTATTTGAATCTCCATAGGTTTCTATTTTACCATATCCAGAGCCTTGCTCATATATCTTTACACTAGGATGCCCATTAGCATCATTTATCTGTAGAGCTGGTACTAGAGTACTTCCACTCACATTTACTCCTAGTGAAATATATTTTTTAGCCCAGTCTGCTGAATAGAAATTTATATTGCGATTAGCTCGTAAGTCACTTACTTTAAGTATACCATGGTTTAAGTCCCACGCATTTGTGCTATTTAAGTCAGAGAGTATACCTGTAGAGACTCTATTTGCCACTATCTCACCATGCATAGTCATAGCTGAGTGATATGTACCAGAATACCCCGAGACGCTAAAACTTAACCCGCTTGCATTCCATCTCCATATGTTAGTAGCAGTTGTAATGTCTGGAGTATCCATAATAAGTAGTTCATCTGGTTGACCATCCCTATCACTATCGTGCATAACCACATAGCCTCCGTTATTACCAGTAATTTTTGAGGTAGCTCTAGTTATAGCACTATTCATTTGAGGTGTAGTGACTGCAATTTTAGCAGTAGTCTGAATTGATGTAATTGTATCAGCAATATTTGTCTTAGGCTCTCCGATTTCAATTGAATCATATCTATCTTTAAGTACGTCCCAAGTAGTAGAAATGCATTGAGCTTTTACATCTATACCGAAATCATCATATTTTACAGTAATTTGGTCACATAGGTCAACTCTATCATTAAGTGTGCTAATTTGCAAAAAGTCAAGTGTGAGATTTTGTTTAGCAGTATTTACTAAATGTGAGCCGATATATTGTGTGGCGTCATTCTGTAGGGCTTGAGCGTCAGGTTTACTTTCGTATTTATCTGAGCAGTCAAGTACATAAACATTTGGTACGTCTAGCTTTACTCCAGTAGAGACAAGAGGACTTACTACTTGTGTGTTATTAGTCGAATCTTTCCAGTAAGCAACCACTCCAGTAATCACATTTGAACTGTCTATTTCCTGATTAAGCGAAAGTAAGTTTTTAGCATATTTTACTACTACTCCTCGATCTACTCCTCGATGAGTCAATTTACATTCGAAATTGTTGTATTTCCATTCACCAGCTCTATATATGTCTAAAAGAGATCCTTCTTTTCCACCGAACCAGCTTCTAACTGAGGATGGAGCTGTAATTGTAAAGGCACCATTACGACTAAGATCTGTAGTTATAGTCCATCTAGCAGCATTAGCTTCGAGTAATTTGCACGCATCCGCTAAAGTAGAAGCTGTACCAGAAGTGATGTAGTATCCTGAGAGGTCATACGAGATGTGTCTAGCATATACTGTAAATTTGTCATTTAGTATTTTACCTACTTTATATATTCTAAACAGCTGGTTTTTGTCTGTAAAGTTAGGTTTAACTTTTAAGATTCGCCTCTCTTTAAGTTCATCGGCATGTTGCCCATGTATAGGGTACTGTAAAGTGAGTTCATATATTCCATTGCGTTCTTCAGTGACTTTACAATCTAAACAATCTATTAGTACGCCTAATCCATTATGTAAAGGCACTGTACCAATAGGATAGATTTGTTCATATAATATAGGGTACATATATAACCTCCTTTATAAAGTCCAGAATCTTGGTTGTATCTCTAGAGTAGCGTCCTGTGACTGCAATAATATTTCGTTATTCTTAGGTACTAACGAAGGAAATTGAAAAGTTGCTACAGAGGAATTTCGGTTTTCAGTAGGTTGCCTATAGCAATCTTGAGTGGCGCAGTCAATATATATGTAATCAAGTCGATCTATATGATGCACAAGCGTCAGGTTACCATTTACAAAAAATTTTACGTCTCCTTCGGATCCTCTAGTAACCTTAATTAACGGTTTAGCTGTAAAGTTAGTAGCATTATACAGGTTACATCCTGCAACAGATGACCCACTAGTGATGGTTATCCATTTAGTACCACTTTTTAGGAATCTCTCCGGTCTACATACAAAATTTATTGTTGCTCTGCCATATTTAGTAAGCATATTTTCTATGTCTAAGCCACCGTTGAAGTACGCTAATCTATATACGTCTGGTTCAAAATTATCTTCTAGCTTGCAATAACCATTTGCACTATATAGCCAACCAGAAATCTCTCTAGCTACCATAGCAGC